AGACAAGAGTGTCGATTTGATCCTTGCACGGGATAGTGATACCCCACAAACGGGACAGGACAGCGGAGTCGAAGTTGATGCTGTTGTGTCCGACCCAGACCGAATCTTTTTCCTGTTCGTAGAAGGCGAGGAAGTTGTCCCTGTCTCTGAAGATGTAGTATCCTTCTTTGTCCACAATCTTTGCGACAAGAAGGTGTATAACTTTTGCATGTAATTCATCAGTTTCTATATCCCATACTATTGTTCTTCTCTTCCCATCTTGGTACGTCATTGGCTCTCTCTTTAAGATAGTTTGCAGAGTTCATTAAAGAGTCTACAAGATTTTTAATCAACTGTCTATCTTCTTCCTTCATTGAAGGTGGATCAGTCGGAACAAGATTAGACTCAAGAAACTCTCCAAGTAGATCCTTAAAAGTAAATGTCCGTACTTCAAACTCTTCTTCGTCCTCAAACGATAAATTAATTCCATTCTCAGTCATGTAGCAATCAATAGAAATTGGTAGCCTTATCCTAATGTACATTATATTCTTTATCCTCGTTCTCGACTGGCTTGTCTGGCAACTCCTCTATCAGTCTTCCAGAATCTGGATGATACCGTAGAATGGTTGCAAGGCCAGTCATCCCACTAAACCTGTTCTTAACAACTCTTACTCGTACTGTATGCCTCTCAGAAAGATCGTCCGCTTGTGTATTCCTTTCCAGACCCAGTATGATATTAGAAAGCTGCCCAATCCCGGCAGTCCCACGGATATCAGAGAGGCTAACATTAGCACCTTCTTCATGTGAGTGACCATTCGGTTGTCTCCTTAGATGAGCGGCCATGATAACGCAAGCCGACAGTTCCACCGTTAGTGTCTTTAACTTTGTTGCTATCTCGTCCAATGCCCTTCTCTCATCGCCGGAAGACTGGTCCGATACAACAATGGAAATGTGGTCAAGGATGATGTATTTACAATCTAAGGCCCTAACAAGGTAACGAATAGTTCCGATAATCCTATCAATAGAATTGCTGCCAAAACTATCATAAAGGTATACCCTGCCTGAACCAATAGTATTTTTGAAAGCCTCGTCAAATTCTTCTTTTGAATATTCTTCATCAGGTAGGTACATCCTTTTGTTAGCATGAATAGACATGATACCTAACCCGGTATCGCGGATTGGTTCTTCGAGAAAGAGAACTCCGATATTCTCTTCTGTTTTGTTAAGCAACCCGTATACTAATTCTCTAAGGAATTGTGTCTTTCCAACGCCTGTTCCAGCAATAACAGTAACAAGTTCTCCAGTCCTGAGTCCATAGGTATAGTCATTGACACCATCCCAAGGGTAGTTAACAGATTGATACTCAGGTTTTCTGTGGAGTATATCATAGATGCTTGCCCCGGAAATAATACCATCCGGGGTGAACGGTCCTGCAATCCTGTGCTGTTCATAAAATTCCTTTATGTTATCATTTGATAGATAGTCAGATGCATCCTTGTGCAGGGAAAGTTTTACAATCCTTACTTTCTTTGGATCGAACAGGGTGGCGCACTTTATCTGCGCTTCCTGCCCCGCCTTGTCATTATCAAATGCGAATAGTATCCTCTTAAAAGAGTTTATAAACTCGTAGTTTCTCTTCATATCCGATACGGCAGTGCTGGCAGAGCATACCGACACTACTGGTTCATTCAGCATCTGGTATGCGGAGAGAGCGTCTAGTTCTCCTTCGACAATCGTAATCGAATTACCTCCGGGTGAGAAAAGATTCTGACCAAACAACTCGACTGAACCCGGAGATCCTGCCCAAGGGAATCCGGCCTTATCCGGCAAGCGTGTCTTTACAGCAACTAGCTTTCCGTCCTTGTAATATGGATAGTGGTGCTTTCCATTATCCTGCAAGACGCGATAGAAGGATACTGTCTTTTCGTCTATCTTCCTTTCCTTTATTGCCATGATTTTCCCAGTCATCTTTACTGGGGTATTGGACATATCAACCACCGTTTCTTCTCCTGATTCTTCCTTATTGAAATACTTATTGCAGACAAAACAATACTGATGATCTCCATAATCGTAGAGGCCATCACTCGAAGTCCCACAAGGGCATGGTTGGTGTCTCTTCATCCTTCTCTTCCAGTTCCTTATCTAGGATAGCCAGTTGTATAAGATTCGTACACTCAAGGCAAGGTGAGAAGACAATCTTTCCTCCTTTCTTCTCAAGTTTTATTTCCCCGTCTGGGCAATCCTTATTACATATAACACATCTCATTCAACCTTTATATCCTTCATGCTCTTTATCCATTTCGTTGGGACGGACAGTCTTCTATTCGTGTGGGGAATACCACCTGTATCATAGGATATGTCTCCAGACAAGATTGTTACTTCATCGTCTTTCGATATGAGCCACCCTACGGACCTAACATCATCAGTCTTCGAGTTACCACTTCCTATCTCCCAACCACTATCTGTAACTGCATCTACCCACTCAAGGAAGACCAGCCTGTATTCCTTTTTAACATCTTTCAACCCTACGGGTTTATCCTTTTTCTTTATCATTCTGTTTATCATAAAGTATACCTTCTGTTATACCTATACTTCACCCGGCGGGGTTCTTAGATTCTACACGATTCTTCGAGCTTGTAAAGTACCTTCTCGACATGTCACGATCAACAACATACAAGCTCGTATCAGAAAGACCGGGAACATATGGAACAGTTACCCTCTTACTAAAAAGAAACACCTCCTTTTCTTTTTCTTCTTGTTTCAATTCCTTTTTCTTCTTGTATCGGATGTTCTTATCTATCTTTAGAAAATGCTTATAAGCAATTGAAAGAGCTAGGTTTTTAGTAATGTTAAGTTTCTTCCCAATCTCACTGTAAGAATAGTTTTTCTTTCTTAAGGAACAAACCTCTTCGATTAGTTCCTTCGAGTGTTTGCTCTTGACTAAGGTTGGTTTAGGCTGCTGCTTCTGCATTGCTCTTGACTCTCCTGAATGATACGGAATGATTGATCCTTTTCTTTGGGGTGTGAATCGGGTACACTATCAGTGTAATCGACTTGTCCCAACAGGATCTGCATGTACCACATTGTTACAACTAGAAGGATGCATAGAATGTCTGCTGCAACTAAGCTCAAGTATGAACAGTTTAAGGCCCTGTATGAAACAGCGTGTGCACAAGGGATTGAAGCCGGAAACAACGCAATCCCCACCGAGCGTGTTGACGGCGGCGCTTGCGGTTTTGCATGGGTTAATGTCCGCCCCGGTAATTGTTCATTCGCAAAATGGCTAGTCGCCAAGGGGCTGACCCGCCGCTCATATTATGGCAGAGTCAAGATATGGATCAGCGACCACGGGCAGTCATGGGAACGCAAGGTCGCCCATGCCGATGCAATGGCGAAGGCCTTCCGCGATGCGGGAATTAATGCCTACTCTGGATCATGTTTAGACTAATACCACCCCTCGTAAAGGCCTCTTGCTAGCTTTAGACAGAAAGACCGCCATTATTCCCTCCTAATTATAAATTATATCCATAGGTTCACTATAACAAGAATACACGATCACCTCCTCTATTACAGGATCACCATCCCAAGTTACATCTACTTGTGTTTCATATCTAACAGAAATCATGGGCCAGTCACCTTCCCTTAAAAAAGCATCCGCCAACATGATAGCCCTCTCTTTTGTAAGAGCATTAAAGAGCAAGACCTTTTCCTTGGTGGCTTTATTCAATCCGTATATATAATAGAACATCTTTACCACCCCCTTCTGTAAATAGAATAGATTATACCCATGTCCGGTTCCGAATACACCAAGATAGAACTATATTCTTTCATATCTTCCAATGAAGAATATAACCTTGCGTAGGTTACTGCATTGTAAACGTCCCTGCAAGAGTGAAGGATATCTCCATTCTTTATATTATCGTCGGTAGTGCCGTATATTTTGTACATGAGAACCTCCATGTAATTAGAGGAAGGGCCGGGAGTTACCCAGCCCCTCCATGTTTAGGCGGCGTTGGCGTATTCAAGGGCGGTAGAGAGAGCTTCATCCTTCAAGCTCTTATTAATACCGTACCAAGACGAAGACAGTCTGGTATCGGCAGACCTCCCTAGTTTATGGTCAACCATGTACGTTACCGCATTGAATGGTTGCCACCAAGAACCCTCCGCAAAATTCCATCCGGGTTGTGAATGTAGCGCGGATAGTGCGGCGGTAGCATTCCGCGAGAGTTCCTTCTTCTTTGTATTTGTACCAAGAATTGGGAATACCCTCTTGAAATACTCCACGATATCCTCGTTCTTCGCCTTCTTGCTACCAAGGAATGATGCGACTTCCTTGTACTCCGCAAGTTTTTCCTTCGCCACCCCAAGCATTTCCTTCACGATATCAGGTTGGAATACCTTTCGGTGGCTGTACTTTACCGCATTCTGGCTCTTCGTATTAAGGGCCAGAGTCATGGTGTTGTTGCAGACCACCCGAATCGGTGTAAACCTAACATCGGTGGAGAATCCGTACTTGTGGAAGTTACTGAACAGGAGATAACCCGATACGATATCACCATTAAAGAGTTCGAAGGACTCCTTTATATTGGCAAGTCCCCACACGATCTGACCACCCTTCAGCGATCCTGCCGTGTGCATCTCCATATCACCAGCCGCGATGAACTCATTGAAGAATGAGAAAGCATCACGGTTCTGGACGGGTTGCCAATCGTCGGTAACTACATCCAAGATCTTCCCATCGGAAGAACGGACCAGCGCGGACCTGTCGATGGGGACTTCCTCCCCGTTCTGATTGATGAAGGCCGGGATCTTCTCGACTTCCCAATCAAGATTGGCTTTGACTAGCACCTCCTCCGGTGACAGGTCACTTGGGATGCGAACACCCAGCCCATGCCAAGGAACCTCTCCGACATAGACCATGTGGTTATTTTCAAGTTCGTGTGCCATGATAATCTCCTATGTATGGCGTTGTTAAGCACTACGTTGCTGCACTGCACTATTCCCAATTCTTATATACTCCATTCTTTTCATTGTCAATATACCCTTCTTTGTACTGGGCATACTCCTCCGACCCTTCAGAAACCTCAATTCTTTCTGACGAATAGGAATTCTCTGCATAATAATGGGGGTCGAATGGGCGGCGATAGTAGGAATCTGCCCTGCCTCTATCATACGGTCCTCCATGCCTGTACTTATCACCCTTCATGCTCATTGATCCACTCCTCTCCGAATTGCAGATGAAGATAGACATTCTTTATGTACTCCTCATCAATGTGTACCAATTCCTTCTTTACTTTCAACAAGGCATCTTCAAGGGATAGACCCTCTTCGTACGCCCTCGACGTAGCTTCCTCCATGTCTATCAACCAGTCTTTTATCTTAGCCATTATGATGCACCCCTTACGAACTTTTGTAAAGGTGATAGAAGGCAAGAGCACAAGCCTTCTTGTACTCCTCCAAAGCGGATATCTCGATCTTCTTGTACTCCGCCCAACAACACGCTCTGGGCCCATTGGCGTACTCCTCATAAGCGGGATCTGTGATCTTCTTGTACTCCGCCCAAGCGGACGTTGCGGCCAGTGAGTACACCGCATAAGCGGATGACGAAAGCAGACACTCTGCGGCCCATTCAACATCAAAAGAGGAATAGTGCTCAAGCACCAGCTCCTCCGTCAGGACAACGGAATTGCCGAAGAGCCTCTCGAAAAGGTCAATCTGCTCTTGACAGGCGTTTGCTGCTTCCAGTTGGGCAACAATAATTCTCTTGGTCATCTTCAGCTCCTTTCTGCAAACAATACAGGAATCCTTGTCACTCTCAGGTCATACCCAAGCACATTCAGACAAGCTATCAGATTATTTACTGTGGGATTGTAGGATTCCTTCCATCCTTTTATCGTTCGGACTGATACTCCAGACCTCTCCGCTACATCCACGATGCACATCATCTCCTCATTCATTCGTGAAAATAATTCCTTCACGATAGGTGAACAGGCATTCGGAACCTTATTCCTTCTAAATTTCCTCATCGTACTTCTCCGTTCTTACTGGCATTCCGATCACTGTGTAGAAACAGTTCTCCATGATTTTATTCATATATCCTGCGAACTCCCGCGCATCATCCTCACTTGTGTAAATGCGGGAGACCCACGAGTCTCTTAGATAATTGTTTGTATCAGTAGGGTACGAGTGACCCTTCACCACATAAACGGTCTGCATGATCGTTCTCCTTTGTTAAGATTGCACTCCTTACTGTGTCAATACTCTTGTGTGGCAATCTTATCCATTACATAGTGGCATGAGTTGTCGATGAACCTGTCCCCACCATTCTTCATCGTAATATACCAGGACGCTACATTAGAGTAGCAAATAGCATAAACCCTGTACCAACGCTTATTGGCAAGCTGTATCATGTACCTAGTAGGCATGTGTTTACCATAGCCAGTGACCGTCCTACCGCTTCTGGGAGCAATCGTGCGCTTGGCAGCAATAATCGTATTCTCGTCAAGGTAGATAACCATCTGTCGTTCTCCTTTGTTAAGATTGCACTCCACACTTACGATCTATTCACCCCCCACTGTCAAGAAAAAAATAATTGTGGTGGCCATGAATAGGTACATTGCCAGCGTCATTCTGCACTCCGTACTGTTACATTTAATTGATTAATCGGAAGCACAAAAGAAAAGGGCCAGCGATGGCCCTAATCTTCACCTTTGCGCTAGTGTAAGGGATAGGACACGTTAGCAACATCCTTTGACCAACATGCGCGGCATGATCCGCATTCATTCCCTTGCGTCCTAGCAGGGCAGGCATGACCGACCACGGCAGCGCCCTTGCGATGAACCGTGCTAGTGTGTTCGGCATTGCGTGGCGCATCGCCAATCATGGTAGCAGACACGCGAACGATTAGATTAGTGGGGAAAGCGCCGTAGGTAGCGTGATAGTCGCGCACTATGGTTGCTTCGCGTGTCGGGAGCCAATGGTTGATCTCAGGCGTTAATTCACAAGCCCGGACAATCGCCCGCAACATGGCAACGTCCTGTAAATCGCCCGAATCAAACCAACGATGGAAGGGTTGCCCGCTTTTCTCAAAAGCTTTCCTAATTTGAAAAGCGCAAGCTTGTGACCATTGTTCGGGATTGCTTTCGATTAGGCGGGTTGCCTTTTCATAGTTGGCAAGCCAACCCTGATTGACGCTAGGGCGGAGCTTTTCAAGCTTGAGCGCATAGCAGCGTGAGCATGTTGAGCCCGCAAGCTTTGCAAGCTTTCCGCCTGTTAGGCATTTTGTGGCGCTTATGGCAAAGGTTGAACCGGGCATTTTGCCATTGCCCAAGCTCACCTTGCCCGCCGCATCGATTGCTGATTTAAGGGTTGTAAACATGATAGTAAACCTTCCGCTAGTGTGAGGGATTAGTCCAAACGTGAACCCGCAGAAGCATTGAAGCCTGCATTGCGAAACACTTGCGCCATTGCGCCTGCATTCGCGCATTTACGTTCCCACGATTGACCATGCGCGCTGATCCATATTTCAACCCCGCCATAGTAAGAACGGCGGGCTAGTTTGTTAGCTACTAACCATTTGGCAAAGCTTGAATTGCCCGGTCTTACGTTAACCCATGCAAATCCGCAAGCACCGGAGTCAACACGCTCGATAGGCGTTCCCATGCTATCCATAACAATCATGGGCGTGGGAATAGCATCATTCCCGGCTTGGATTCCCTTTGCTTGTGCAATGGCAAACAAAGCTTGGAATTGCTCATAACGCAAAGCCCGTTCCGCTTTTTCGTGAGCAATCTTTTCGCGCAAGCTTGTGAATTGCTTTGTCATGGCGTGTTGTCCTTCTAGATAGGCGGGCGGCATGATTGACCGCCAGCTTTTGAACCATAAAGAAGGTCGGGCCTTATGTCAATACCAACCATAAAATGGAACCTTTCCAGTTGCATTTAATTGATTAAACGTAATTCCTCAAGTTACGATTTGTCCAGTCAGATCATGAGGATAGCCTACTAGGTATTGTTTCCTAGGTCTAACCCAGCTGAATAGTCAGTACACGGATAGTCAGTACACGGATCAATAGGGATTTATTCCTGTAGGGATTTATTCCTGTAGGGATTTATTCCTGGCCCTATACCTAGG